TATTGGTGAAATTTTTGATAGTTCTAGAAAAGCGGGACAACAATACAATGTGACTAGACAAACAATTGTCAATTGGTCTAAAAATAATAAAAATGGTTGGACATTTAAACCAAAGGAAAGTGTATAATGGCCCTTTATCTTAGAGAGAACTTAACATTTGATCGTGCTAATCTAATAGTTGAATCAGTTAAAGAAGAAGGTGATAAAAAGTCATTATATATGCGCGGCATATTTATCCAAGGAGGAGTTAAGAACGCAAATGAGCGTGTTTACCCCGTTCCTGAAATTGAACAAGCCGTTGTAACTTTAAACGAACAAATCCGAAGCGGTAACTCAGTATTGGGTGAAATCGATCACCCAGATGATTTAAAAATCAATTTAGATAGAGTTAGTCATATCATTACAGAAATGTGGATGGATGGCGCTAATGGTTTCGGTAAATTAAAAATTATTCCAACTCCAATGGGACAGTTAGCTGCCACCATGTTAGAGAATGGAGTCAAACTAGGCGTTAGTAGTAGAGGCAGCGGTAACGTTGATGAAGCTACAGGCAAAGTCAGTGACTTTGAAATAGTTACTGTGGACATCGTGGCACAACCCAGTGCTCCAAATGCATACCCAAAAGCAATTTATGAATCATTGATGAACATGAAAAATGGTCATCGTGTACTAGAAAACTTAAAAGGTACAAATTTGGACAAGGATGCTAGAGTTCAAAAATATCTTCAAGAGTCGGTAACTAAATTGATTAAGGACTTGAAGATAAAATGAAAACGACGATTGCCTTTTTATATAGATGGACTCAATTATCCACTGGAATGTGGTATGAGGGTTCACGTACACGAAAAGGTTGTCACCCCGAAGACGGATACATATGTTCAAGCAAAACAGTAAAGCCAATGATTTTAAAAAATAAAAACGATTGGGTTAGAAATGTGTTGGTGATTGGAGAGTCAAAATACATTTTAGAATTAGAATCGACTAGATTAAATCAACTTGATGCTAAAAACGATCCGATGAGTTTCAACATGCATAACGGTGATGGAAAATTTTCAATGCTTGGACGAGGTGGATATAAAAGACCTGGAATCGGCGGAGTTAAAAAGAAAACATCTCCTTGGAACAAAGGTCTTACTAAAGATGATGAACGAGTTCTATCATATTCGTGTAATCGTTCAAAAAATAGAAAAAATTCTAAAACTCGTTCCGATAAAGGTAGAGAAAAAACAATTGGAGATAATCTTCCATGGAAAGGTATATATGTGTCGCCAGCTGGTAAAGAGTATCTTACTACAGTGTCGGCATCTAAAGAGCACAATGTCCATCGAATGACAATTTTTCGTTGGGCAAATGCAGAAAAAAATGGATGGAAATTCATTCATAAAGAAAAACTCGGAGCATCGGAGTTAAACGAGCAAACACTATTTAAAGGGGAAATTTAATGAATACAGAATTCATTAAGACGTTGCTTGAAAGCGGAGTATTAAATGAAAGTTCCGCTGAGATAATCAATGAAGCTTGGGAAACCAAGTTGAATGAAGCTCGCGAACAAATTTCGGAACAATTAAGAGCCGAATTTGCTGGCAAGTATGAGCATGACAAGAACGTAATGGTAGAAGCCCTTGATAAGATGGTTACTGAAGGTCTAACTGGTGAAATTACAGAATTTCAAACAGAAAGACAAGCAATGAATGAAGATCGTGTCAAAGCACAAGTTAAATTACGTGAAAATGTACAAAAATTCAATGAATTTATGGTTACTAAACTAGCCGAAGAAATCAAAGAATTACGTACTGATCGTAAAGTTCAAATGGAAGCTCGTGGTAAACTAGAACAATTTGTAGTAAATGCTCTAGCCCGCGAAATTGGCGAATTTGAAACAGACAAACGTGCAGTAGTAGAAGCCAAGGTCAAATTAGTTGCAGAAGCTAAACACCAACTTGATTCACTTAAAGCTAAATTTGTAGCTGAAAGTGCAAGAAAAGTTAGTTCAGCAATCAGTACACATTTAAAAGGCGAAATCAGTCAATTGAAAGAAGACATCCAAAGTGCAAATGAAAACACATTTGGTCGTCGTTTGTTTGAAGCATTTGCCGCTGAATTTAGTTCAACACACTTGAACGAAAAAGCAGAGACACGTAAACTTCTTGCAATCTTAGATAAAAAAGATCAACAATTAGCTGAATCTATCGAAACTGCTAAACAATCACAACGTTTAGTAGAAAGTAAAAACCGTGAAGTTCGCATTATTAAAGAAAGTAACCTTCGTGAACGTACTATGAGTGAATTACTCGGAACACTAAATGAAGACAAAGCCCATGTAATGAAGAACTTACTAGAAAGCGTTCAAACACCAAAATTGAAAGACGCTTTCAACAAGTATCTACCAGCAGTATTGAATACATTAACAGAACAAAGACCAGTTGCTAAAAAACAAATGGTTTCTGAAAGTGTAGCAATTACTGGTGATAAATCTGCCAAGAAAACAGAAGTTGAGACCCAAGAACGTGATAACGTGATTGATATCAAGCGTCTGGCAGGGCTTTAATCGACATACTATTAACAGGAGATAATTAAATGTCAAAAGTACTATTAGAGAGCCGCTGGAATGAAACCAAAGAAGCCCTCCTAGAAGGTCTTAAAGGCGTCCGCCGCTCATCAATGGGTGTTATTTTAGAAAACACCAAAAAGCAACTACTTTCTGAAAGTAATGCTGGAACTACAACCGCTGGTAATATTGCCACACTAAATCGTGTCATTCTTCCAGTTATTCGCCGTGTTATGCCTACTGTTATCGCTAACGAGTTAATTGGTGTTCAACCAATGACTGGTCCAGTTGGACAGATCCATACACTACGTGTTCGCTATGCTCAAAACTTGACAGACGATTCAGCAGCTCAAACTTCGGTTGTGGCTGGTGACGAAGCTCTATCACCATTCTTGATCGCTCAAGCGTATTCACGTACACCTGCTGGTCAAAATACTGCATATAGCTATACCGCAGCTCCAACCGCTACCCTTGAAGGTAACGGCGGAAAAGCAATTAGCGTTCAGATTCTACGTCAAGCTGTTGAAGCCAAGAGCCGTAAGTTACAAGCTCGTTGGACATTCGAAGCTGCCCAAGACGCACAATCAATGCATGGTATCGACGTTGAAGCCGAAATCATGGCCGCTTTAGCACAAGAAATTACTGCTGAAATCGACCAAGAAATTCTTCTTTCATTACGTCAATTGGCTGCTACTGAATATACATACAATCAAGCTACCGTTTCTGGTACTGCTACATACGTTGGTGACGAACACGCTGCTTTAGCTGTTCTAATTAACCGTGTTGCTAACCTAATCGCTCAACGTACTCGTCGTGGCGCTGGTAACTGGTGTGTTGTTTCTTCAGAAATGTTGACTGTTCTTCAGTCTGCTACAACATCAGCTTTTGCCCGTACTACAGAAGGTACATTCGAAGCACCTACTAATACAAAATTAGTCGGTACATTGAACAACGCAATGCGCGTTTTCGTTGACTCATATGCTCCAAGTGGAACACCAGTTCTAGTTGGTTATAAGGGTTCTTCAGAAACAGACGCAGCTGCTTTCTACTGCCCATACATTCCGTTGATGAGCAGTGGTGTTGTTCTAGATCCACAGACATTCGAACCAGTCGTTTCGTTTATGACGAGATACGGCTACGTGGAATTAACCAACACTGCCAGCTCGTTCGGGAATGCAGCGGATTACGTTGGGGAAATTGCCGTGACGAATATCAGTTTTCAGTGAAAACTTATGTTGGTTACTGCGACATTCAACGAATGTTGTAAAACAAAAACCCGCTTCGGCGGGTTTTTTGTTGTCTACTTTTTCTTACGTGGTCTACCTCCAAGTTTCCAATCATCATTTAAATAATCTTGAAGTTGATGTTCTTTTACTTTCTTTTCAATACCGTCTTTGTTGATACTTATATTACCCAACACAGCATTAGCAACTTTTGCACCATGTCCAGAACGTTTGGGAACACCAGTTAATTTAGCCTTTACTTGTGCTCTAAATTCAGCACTCTTAGGTTTGGGAATTCCCTTTTGAGACGACTTCATTCTTTCAATAGTTTCTGAACTATGTTTTTTTCCAGTCATAGATAATTTTATTTTCTCATTTTTTTCTTTTAATTTTTCATCAGTTAATTTTGGTCTATCATTAGCGGCTTGTTTTACTCTAGCGAGTACGTCAGGTCTTGTCTCTACATATCCTTTATTCCAAGGCTCTCGTCCTTTCATAGTATCACTATGATTCTTACTCCACTCTATTCTGTTCTTTTCATACGCTCTTACTATAGCATATGATGACTGACGTTCCATATGTTCTCCAGATACACCCATCATATTAAAGGCATATATCATTGATACTTTGGCTGATCCAGTAGTCATTTTAGTCAGAAGCCAATGACACCAAGCGTGATCATGTCCAGTTAATTTGACAAGATTTTCAGGTGAATCATCGCCGCCCATACTACGTGGGATAATATGATGTATTTCACCACGAGAATCTTTATCTAAAATGGCTCGTTTTTGGATGATACTATAGTACCATCGTGTATATTTTGTATTGTTAAATTGGTTCATATGTTTATTTATCTTTCGCTGTTAGTAATATTACTTTTCAATCTTTAACTATACACTGTAATTCATTAAATGTCAACAAATATGGTAGAAAAGAATAAATATAAGATAATATAGGATACTATCATGATAGACAATCAAACACATATGAGATCAATGTTAAATTTAATTGAATCAGTAGATAAAAGTAAAAAAATCAAATTAAATGAAAGTATTGGTGAAGAATTATCTGAAGATAGTGGTTTTGATTCTCGTCAACTTGCACAAGAAGCACTTAGTGCAGCTGTAAGATACATTCAAGATGAACTAAATGTATCTGAAGAAGATGAAGAAATTGCTTATGAATACTTTTCTGATTACTATACCGACGAAATACTTGACATGTTTGTTGAATATATTGAACATCAAGTTGATGCTCAACATAATGGTGATGCACCACCTAATGACGATTTTTAAATATTATTAAAAAAGATAAATACAGTATAATATAGGATACTAACATGTTAGACAATCAAACACGTATGAGATCAATGCTAAATTTAATTGAAGCAGTAGATCAAGGTAAAAAAATCAAATTAAATGAAGGTATTGGTGGAGCATTAACCGGCGGAGCAATTGGATCAATGGTAGGCGGATTACCAGGTGCTGCCATTGGTGGTTGGTTAGGTGATAAAGTCACTGGTGATGATAAGGAAGTATCCGAAGATAGTGATTCTAGTAGTGATGCAGAAGAACTAGCTAATGATGCACTTGATGCTGCGGCTTTAAGTATTCAAGATGCACTTGGAATAGAAGATGGTGATTTTGCTGGAATGTTTTTTGCTGGTGATGCGGGTAAAACTATCTTAGAAATTCTTACTGACTATGCTAGAGAAGAAATTAGAAATCAAAGTGAAGATGATGATTCGGATTATGTAGACGATGAAGAATATAATAACAGTTATTATGACAGTGATAGAGAAGGTGACAGCAATACACGTAACAATCAATTTGAATCAGTAAAATCTAAAACTGGAAAATTACCATCAATGGCACATATTAAAAAAATGTGTAAAGATGGAAAAACTGTAGCAGAAATTTGTAAAATGCATCCTGATTGTGATCGTGCCGAATTAAAACAAATGGTAGCTGATTGTAAAGATAAATTGTCAGAGTCTGGTGAAGGAAATTCTTCTAGTCGTGAAAAAGCCATTGATGGTGGAGCTTATGATAAATGGGATCCAAAACATCCTAATTTTGTTAAAAACTACAAGAAATTTAAGACTAGTAATCCAGAAGGAACATTAAAAGATTTTATTGCTAAATTGAAGAAAGGTTTGGCAGAAGGTGTTAGACTTAAAAAATTTCGTCAAGTGGCTGATATTCTCAAAACATTACCTGAGAATAATCGTAAAATTTTAGCTAAGCGTCACTGTAAGATTTTTGAAAATCATAATCCACGTTTTAATAGTAAAAAGTTTATGACATATATTGGTTTGAATGAATCATTGAATGAAGGTGATGGTAACACAGTACAAGTAACTTTTGTTAATAGTGGTCATGGTATTACTGGTACTGAAAAACCACAGACAGTTGAAAAACTTGGTATGGATATTGATCAGAGTGGCCGACCAATTCTATATATCAAATCTCCATCATATGGTGATAAGATGCGAGCGGATTGGGATGCTAAAAACAATCGTTGGATTGTTGATCAAGACTAATTACAATCTAATATCTTCCCAATTAATAGTAGCATCAACTGTTAATTCCGCCCTCTTTTTGATATTTTTCAATCTGAGGGCGTTACAATTTTGGCAGATAGTTTCTTTATTAATCAAACACAATTGACAACTATCAATTGATTCAAAGTTACATATACTACACTTTGAATCTTTTTTCTTTTTGGTATATTTTAATTTTGCACAATAGTTGCATAAAGTATGCCATCTTTGATATCCACTTA